AGACATAACAATAAAATAAATCCTAGAATTAAAAAAAGATTACAACAAATTATAGACAAACTAACTAAATCTAAAGACCCAAAAAAATGGGCTAAAGATATTTTAGCAGACCCTAACTACACTTATAAGGTTGGTATTGCTATGGCAAAGAAAGCATTAGATCCTAATAATTTAAGGGGAGTCGATGACAATGGACATAAAACAGGCGATTGATCAATTACGTGAAGAGTTTAAAATGGCGCATCTTAATAACTCTAGGGTTATGGAAATTATAGATACACTATATCAAGAAAACTTAGAACTCAAACGCATGATGACAATGAAGTTTAAAGACATAGACGATGAGCAATAAAAAGGTTCGCAGCAAAAAAGAACTGTCAGGCCCGGGCATTGATTTAGATTTTAGTACTAGTCCCGTTGTATATAATTTTTTAAAAAGTAATAAGTTTGTTCGCGGTCTTATGGGGCCAGTAGGGTCAGGTAAATCCTACGCTTGTGCAGCTGAGATTATGATGCGTGCCGTCAAGCAAAAGCCCTCCCCTCAAGATGGCATTCGCTACACTCGATTTGTCATTGTACGAAACTCGTATCCAGAATTAAAGACTACCACAATAAAAACTTGGCAGGAATTATTTCCTGAAAATACTTTTGGTCCGATGCTTTATACCCCACCTATTACGCACCATATACGCCTACCCTCCAGAGGCGATGCCGCAGGCATAGATTGTGAAGTGATTTTTTTAGCGTTGGATCAACCTAAAGATGTACGAAAACTTTTATCATTAGAATTAACAGGAGCGTGGGTAAATGAAGCTAGAGAACTTCCTAAGGCAGTTATTGACGGGCTTACTCATCGTGTGGGTCGTTATCCTACTAAGCGTGATGGCGGGCCTACATGGCATGGAGTATGGATGGATACCAACCCCATGGATGACGATCATTGGTGGCATCGTTTAGCAGAGAAGGAACCTATTACTGGCAAATGGGGATGGGATTTTTTTAATCAACCCGGCGGTGTAGTTGAAGTACCTATAGATGACTTACCAGAAAACCCAGAAGCAAATGACCATATATTTGCTAGTGGTCGATGGTGGAAACTAAATAATAGAGCAGAAAATGTAAGAAACTTACCTGCTGGATATTACTCACAAATGTTAGGTGGTAAAAATTTAGACTGGGTACGATGTTACGCAGAAGGTCGATACACCTATGTACAAGAAGGTAGACCTGTATGGCCTGAGTATGATGACCATTTAATGAGTGCATTAGATGTAGAGTATGACCCATTGCAACCTATACATATAGGTCTTGACTTTGGCTTAACGCCAGCCGCAGCCATAGGACAAAAACTAAGTAACGGAAGATGGGTAGTGCTAGATGAAATAGTTACGGAAGATATGGGACTAGAAAGATTTGGTCAGCAGTTGCTAGGCGAGATAAATGCTAAATATCCTAAAGCACAAATATTAATATGGGGTGACCCTGCTGGTATGCAACGAGATGCAATCTACGAAGTAACGGCATTTGATTATTTACGTACACTAGGATTAAAGGCACAGCCTACTGCATCAAATAATTTTAGGGTAAGACGAGAGGGTGCAGCGGCACCTATGCAAAGATTAATAGAAGGCAAGCCCGGGCTAATAATACACACAAAGTGTAAGTTGTTAAGAAAGTCTTTAGCAGGCGGGTATCATTTTAAGCGTATTGCTGTTGGGGCAGGACATGAACGATTTAAAGATAGCCCTAATAAAAACGAACACTCTCACATTGGGGATGCTTTTGGGTACCTAATGTTAGGTGGTGGTGAACATAGGCGTATGACTAAAAGCCCATTGCAAGCAAGTACATTAATAGCACCTACTTTAGCAAAGAGTGATTTTGATGTTTTTGATTGAGCAAGAACATTTAGATAAATACATGCCTAAAGTAAAAGGAGTTGTATATAAAAACTATCATCCAGACCATATAGAAAAATTTAAAGGATTACAGGCTTATGGGGTTTCACGATTATCGGAACAAGATAGAAAGCAGCATACTAATTACCAGTCTCAGATTGGCCCAACTATTACTGCACTGCTTAATAACGATCCTATCGCTATCTTTGGTTGTGGCCTTCTTTGGCATGGGGTTGGTGAGGCGTGGGCTTTATTCGATGAGAAAGCTAGACGATATCCAATAGCTATGACTAAAGGAGCATTTGCATTTTTTAATATCGCAGAGATATTGTTTTCTTTACATCGTATACAAATTACAGTAATATCAGAAGATAAGCGCGCTTTAGCTTGGGCGCATTACTTAGGATTTGTGTCGGAAGGTTTGATGAAGGAATATAGTGCAGACAAGGAAGATACTTTTATTATGAGGAGAAAATAGTGGGTTCATTATTAGGCGGTAAACCAGACAACTCTGCTGCAATGGCACAAATAGAACAGCAAAGAAAAGACACAGAAAGAATGCGTTTAGAAAGTGAAAGAGAAAAACGTGATCTATCTGAAAAAATGGCATCAAAAAGACGTGCTTCTGCCAGAGGCGGTAAGCGTATGTTGTTAGCTGATACTAGACTGTCACCAGAAACTGGTATTGAAGAAGACGAAACTTTAGGTACATATTCATAGGAGAGCAATATGGGCGGCGTAGTAAAAAAAATAATATCACCATCTAAACCAAAAGCAGCACCAGCACCAAAACCAGCACCGGAATCAAAAAAAATAGCAGGTCGTGATGCAGCGGCTGAAGCGGCAGCAGCAAGACGTAGAGCTAGACGTGGTAGAGCTGGAGGGTTAATGGCAGCTTCTGATGTAGTAGCTGACGTTGCAGGAACTGGATTACCAGCATTAGGCGAAACCGGGTTAGGTATAGATAAGACAAGATTAGGCTAATGCAGTAATGATTCAATGGCATGAAGATAATCTTCCTCCTATTAATTTGTATAACGCTCCAAGGGTATAGTATGGATTTAGTTAAGCATATAAAAGATAGAGAAGGCGTAGTGTATGCAAGCTATCCTGATAGTCTTGATAAGCCTACAGGTGGCGTTGGCCATTTATTAACTGAAGAGGAGCAATTATTATATCCAATTAAATATGTTAATGGCAAGGCTATTGGAACACCTATTCCAGAAAGTGTTGTTAATGCTTGGTTAGAAAAAGATTTAGCTACAGCAAAAAAAGCAGCTAAGAAACAAGCATCTCAATTAAGTAATCCAGCAACACAGGAATTTGAAAATGCTTTAGTTAGTGTTAACTTTCAATTAGGTCAAAATTGGACTAGCAAGTTTCCTACTGCATGGAAACATTTAAAAGGTGGAAAGTATAATAAAGCTATTCAAGAAATAAAATTTGCTGACCCTACAAATAAACCCGGCATGCATTCTGATTGGTATAAGCAAACTAAAACTCGCGTTAATGATTTTGAAAAAGCAATTATAAATTTTAGAAATGGAGTAGAAGCTCAATCAATGCAAAGTAAAATTAGCATTAACAAAGAAAACAACAAAGGAATGTTCGATAAATTTGTAGAGCTTTATAACAATGGCAGATAACAAACTAACACAAGAGCAAGTAGAAAAAATGCTTAACAGAATGAATGTTAATGTAGGTGGTTTTAAAAATTCTAGAGGGACTAAGGTTGTGTATGGTTCAGCAAGCTATACTCAGCCTATTATAAATAAAAAACTAGATCTTACTATAAAAGCATCAGGGCATTATGCTACCGGAAATTTTGGAACTGACAAGGGTGTTGGTTACAAGGGAATATCACTTAACTATAACTTTTAGGAGAATAATATGCTAGGCAAATATGGTGGGATGAAAAATAAAGCAAAAAAAATGATGAAGAAAAAAAAGGGAGATCTAAATAAGGACGGCAAGATGAGTTCTTACGAAACTGCAAGATCTAATGCAATTCAGAAAAACATGAAAAAAGGAATGGCGTAATGGGTAAAGGATTATATGCAAACATAAATGCAAGAAAAAAAGCAGGTACTAGCAGACCTAAATCTAAATCTACTATATCAGACAAGGCATATAAA